ACCAAACTAACTTAACGATGACAATGAAGACTCCAGGTGGGGCCGCAGTGTTTAATACAGTTGGTACAGTGCCTAGTAACACAACAACAACTTATCCAGGTTCAATACAAATAGGTAACACAAGTGTTTCAGCATCATTCTTCCAACAGAACAGTAGCTTTGGTGATCCAGTAGATGCTACGTTGAATAGTAGTAGACTTGCTAGTGATTGGATATATGGTTCATTCATAGAAGCACCAGGAGAAAAAGGTACATCAAGTACAGGTATTGGTATTGGTGCAGGTACAGGATTCAGTAGTGCAGGTGAAGTTGCTGTTATAGCAAATAATAACGTTGCGGCAGTTGTATTCAAACAGACTGCAATGACACCATCAACTAACGGTGGCTATGATGTTGGTACAAGTGCTTTAAAATTTGGTACTTTCCATGGTACTGCTACAAACGCACAATACGCTGACTTGGCAGAGAATTATCTAGCAGATGCAACCTACGAACCAGGAACAGTATTAGTATTTGGTGGAGAACAAGAACTAACAACTACTATGTACAAAGGTGATAGAAAAGTTGCAGGTGTTGTTTCAGAGAATCCAGCACACTTAATGAACGCAGACTTAAAAGGTGATTACGTCACAGCATTAGCCCTACAAGGTAGAACAACTTGTAAAGTTATAGGTCCTATAGAAAAAGGAGATATTATTGTAACGAGTGCAATACCAGGTTACGGAATGGCAGATAACAATCCAACAATAGGAACTGTGATAGGTAAAGCAGTAGGAACCAAGGACGGAGATGAACAAGGATTCGTTGAAGTTGTGGTAGGGAGAGTGTAATGGCTATTCAAGTAATTAACATAGGATCAAGTGCAAACAAGGGTGATGGCGATCCATTAAGAACAGCCTTTAAAAAGATAAACGAAAATTTTGCTGAATTAAATGTAACAAATAAAAACAGAGATATTAACGGATCTGTTTTTGCAGACGATTCAACACTATTAGTTGATGCTGTTAACGGAACAATTACAGCGGCAGTATTAGTTGGACAACTTCCAGCATTAAACGGAAGTAACCTTACTAACTTAACTATACCGGCACAGTCGTTTGCTTCACTTACAGGTACACCTACTACTTTAGCAGGATACGGAATAACAGATGCGGCTACATCTGCACAAGGGGCATTAGCGGCTACAGCATTACAAGCTGAAACAATTACGTTAACAACATTAAAAACAGAAGTGGCGGCAAGTGCCGACTTTGCCGACTTCCAAACAAGAATAGCGGCGTTATAAGGAAAAAGATATGGCAAACAGAATACCACTTATAGTTGATAGAGACGATCAAAATAGACTAAAAGAATTACCAATAGGTGATAACTTAGACCTAACAGGTTCAGGTATTGTTGGTGCTGGTAACATTACAGCAACTGGACTGACTATTGGCGGTATTAGTTATAATCCATTCAGCGGTAGTTGGAACGATCTAGCAGACAAACCAACTGTAGCTACAACAACGACAGACTTACCAGAAGGTACTAATCAATACTTTACAAATGAAAGAGTAGATGATCGTGTTAATGCAATACTTAGAGAAGGAACTGGTATTGATATTGTTTATGACGATCTGCAAGGAACAATAACTATTACAAACACAGGCGGCGGAAGTGGCGGCGGTGGCGGTGGTGGTCTTGTAACTGACCTTACAGGATTAGCAACGAGTAATATTTTAAAATGGAATGCTAACGCTGGACAAGGTAACACAGGTGCTTGGGTAAACAGTTTTATAAACTATAGTGAAGTTGTTGGTACTCCTGCTTTATCTGCGGTGGCAACAAGTGGTAGTTACAATAACTTATCAGACAAACCTAACCTAGTTACAGATATAAGTGATTTATCAGATGTAGATACACAAGGTACTCCTCCAAGTCCAGGACAAGTTTTAAAATGGAATGGACTACAATGGGCACCTGCAAATGATGCAACTTCAGGTGGTGGCGGATTAAATGCTGATACACTTGATGGATTTGATAGTCCATACTTCTTAGATTACAATAATTTAAATAATAAACCAACTTTGTTTGACAGTGAATTTAGTTCGCTGGTAGGTTTGCCTACAACACTTTCAGGTTACGGTATAACAGATGCAATTAGCACAAGTGCAAGTTATACACAAAACGGTTCTATTGCAATTAATAATGATAATGGTTTAACAGTTGGAACAAACAGTAATATAAAAATAAGAGTTGACAACGCAGGAATAATTGAAAACACAGTTAACGAACAAGATTTAGATATCAAAGTTAAACCAATCACAGGTGTTGAAACTGCAATTAAAATTGATACTGGTACAAAACGTGTTGGTATATTTACAACAACTCCTTCACATAAATTGACAGTGGCTGGAGATGTTAGTGCTACGTCATTTGTAGGAAGTGGTGCAAATTTAACAGGTTTAACTTTAAGCCAAGTGTTAGCAGGAGGATCAGAAGTAAGTGATAGTGTAAGTTTTGGTAATGTTACACCTTATGCTACAGGAACATATAATTTAGGTGCAAGTAACAATGTATATTCTAATGCATATGCAACTAACTTCCACGGAGGTGGTGCAAACATTACAGGTGTACAATACTCAAACTTAACAGGCGCACCAACATTAGCAACTGTTGCAACAACAGGTGCTTACAGTGATATTACAGGCACACCTACTAATATTAGTACATTTACAAACGATAGTGGTTACTTACAAAACTTATCCACAACAAGTATTACTACTCTACAAGATGTTAGTATAAACAGTCCACAAGAAGGACAAACTATAAAATATGTTGGCGGTATATGGACAAATGCTACAGGCGGAGATAGTGTAGGAAACTTTACATTTAGTTCAAGCATAATTGACACTGACGATAGTTCACAAATAGTAATGACACCAGGTGTTAGAATGAGCAGTGATCTTGCAGTAGACGGCAATATAACTGCACAAAGAGTAACAGCTGATAGTTTTGAAAGTTCAGGAATTGGTGTTCCATCGATAGACAGTAATAGTTCAATCGAACTTAGAGCTACTGATCAAGTTAAAATTACACAAAGTCCACTAAGACTTGCAAGTTATACTACAACAGAAAGAGATAATCTAACACCAGGCAATGCAGATATGATCTATAACACTACAACTAACAAGTTCCAAGGTTATGCCAATGGTGCTTGGGTTGACTTACACTAGGAGTAGGTATGAGTGAAAAAGAATATATTGTAACACTTAACAAAGGTGTTGATTACGCACAATTCAATCAAGAAATGATTTCATCAACTGGCGCAGGAGACATTCCGAATAGAACAGTTGATGTAGCAGACGCAAGACAAAAATCTACAAGAAACACACACTATGCCTTAACTGATGCTGAAGCAGAATCACTAAGAAAAGATTCAAGAGTTACAGATGTACAACTACGTCCAGATATGAGAGATGACATTGAAATAGGATTAACAGCAACACAGGTTAGAGACTTTTCTAAATCAACAGCAGAAAGTGGTAATAGAACTGATTGGGGTAAAATAAGACATTCTTTTTTAGAAAATGTTTATGGCACTGCTGATAGTTTACCAAGTTATTCAAGACCATATTCAATGGACGGTACAGGTGTTGATATTGTAATTCAAGATAGTGGACTACAAGTTGACCATCCAGAATTCAATGATGCAAACGGCAATAGCAGAGTACAATTAATAGATTGGTATAGTGCATCAGGTATCACAGGATCACAAAGTGCAAATCATTATGGAGATACAGACGGACACGGAACACACTGCGGTGGAACAGCAACAGGATTAAACTTTGGTTGGGCTTCTAACGCAAGAGTTTATAGTGTAAAGGTAGGTGGACTAGAAGGTCCAGGTGATACTGGTGGTATAAGTATTAGCTCTTGTTATGATGTTATTAAGGCATGGCATCAAAATAAACCTGTAGATCCTAACACAGGATTTAAACGTCCAACGATTGTAAATTCAAGTTGGGGTTATAGCACAAGCATAGGTTCGGGAATAACAAGTATAGTATATAGAGGCACAACTTATGGCCCTGGAAACGATCCTAGTTTCAATAGTAATCCTAATTCCCATATGAGAGATACTTACGGATTTTATCCGTATTATAGAAGTGGTTTCTATAGATTTCCTGTCAGAGTAGCAAGTGTAGATGCTGATGTAGAAGATTGTATAGATGCAGGTGTACATGTTTGTATCGCGGCTGGCAATAATAGTTTCAAAATAGATACTTCAGTAGGACCTGGACTTGATTATAACAATGTAGTTTTTTACGGATCTGGATCTAGTCAGTATTATCATAGAGGAAGTTCTCCTTTTGACGAAGGAGCATTGATGGTAGGTAACATGGATTCGACTCCACAGAGTGCTACAGTAGAAAGAAAAGTTAGCTCTAGCTCGACTGGTCCTGGTGTTAATATATTTGCCGCAGGCACAGATATTTTAAGTTGTTTTAGTACAACAAACGCTTACAATGACTCTCCATATTGGAATAACGGTTCATTCAGGCAAGGAACAATAGGAGGTACATCTATGGCATCTCCACAAGTTTGTGGTGTTGGTGCTTTATATCTACAAGCTGATCCAAGTTTGACGCCTGCACAATTACAGGATAAATTACAAAAAGATGCAAAAGCAGTTTTGAAAGACGAAAGTAATCCTACTAATTACGGAGATACAACAGACATCTGTGGTGGCAATAATAGAATGTTGTTTAACAGATATAATAACGCTACGCCGTTTTCAAGCAATATTGCAGGACTTAAAAAGCGATAAATATATTTAGGAGACATAGATGGCTATACAAACTATTAATATTGGAACTATTGCAAACGACGGTACAGGTGATGATTTACGTGAAGCGTTTGTAAAAGTAAACAATAACTTTACAGAACTTTCAAATAGAAATCCAGAAGCAACTACAGGTGCAAACTTAGGCAGTGCAGGATTTGGTGTATTTGCACAATTAGATGGCAGTGAACTACAATTTAAAAAGATTGTAGGAGGTAATGCTGTTACTCTAACTGATAGTGCAAACGCAATTACAATTAACAGTACAGCAACAGGTCTTCCTAGTTTGCAAGTTTTTGCAGACAACAATAATATTACATTAGATGCAAACGGCAATCAATTAACACTTGCTGGTGGCGGAACAACAACCACTAATTTAAGTGGAACTACACTTACAATTTCTAGTGTAACATCAGTACAAACAGATAATGATCCTAAACTTACAGCAACATTAAACGCACAAACAAATAATATAATCAATGTTGGTAATATGACAGGACTTGTGCATGGCATTGATATTAGAAGTTTTGATGGTGTACAAGAATTTATGACAGTTGATATGGGATCAGCTGTGCCTTTAGCATTTACAAGCACACTAGAATACATAGCACATAACTTAATGATTGATTTTGATGATGGTAACAGTAACTTCTCAGAATCAGCAACACCTACAGCAGACATGGGAACCCTTCCTGTAGCATAAATATGTATATAGGAGTTTTTAAATGGCATTATGGACTGTTACCCCAGGGCACAATCTAGGTACATACCAAGAAAGTATAACACAAACTATTCCATTACCTGTTGTTCCAGGTTGTACACTATCAGTAATTAGTGGAGCATTACCAGGTGGATTAAGAATCAGCGGCGATAATTTACTAGGTACGCCATTTGAAGTCAAATTTCTTAGAACATTTACATTTGTAATTAGAGCCTTAAAAGACAATGTCAAAGAAGATATGACATTGAAAATTAAAATAGAAGGATCAGATGAGCCTACTTGGATCACTCCTGAAGGACCATTAGGACTAGGTCCTAACAATAAGTTTTACATTTTAGATAGTAGTCCAGTTGATTTCCAACTGCAACTAATAGATCCTGACTTACCTGCAGGAGATAATATTGAATATTATATTGCTGATAATGACGGGGAACTTCCGCCAGGTATAGAATTAGGTAGAACAACAGGAAAACTAACAGGTATTGTTGAACCAATACTTGCTTTAGAAAAACGTGCATCAAGTGGATTCTTTGATAGTAATGTTTACGGAACTTGGCCTTTTGACTTTGGTGTAAAAAGTTCAAACGGTTTTGAAAGTTATTATTTTGATACAACTTTCTACGACTATAATGTTCCTACACAGAGTCCTAAAAAGTTAAACAGATATTATGAATTTACTGTAAGTGCAAGCGATGGCATAACTATCGCAAAACGTAAGTTTCAAATTTATCTTGTAGGAGATGATTTCCTAAGAACAGACAATACAATAATGCAAATTGGTACTGGACTGTTCACTGCTGATAATACGTATTTGCGAGCTCCAGTATGGTTAACACCAAGTGACTTAGGATATCGTCGTGCAAATAACTATGTAACTTTATTCCTTGATGTATATGATCCTACAAGTAACCAAGGTATAATTAGTTTTACAGTAAAAGATTCAAATGCTGATGGAAGTGTAAGTGCATTACCTCCAGGAATGAGCATCGATAGTATCACTGGTGAGATAGCAGGACGTATTCCTTATCAACCTGCTGTTACAACAGAATACACATTTACAATTGAAGCATTAAGACAATTAGGTTCAAGTGCTACTACAGAAACAGAAATATTTACAAATAACATAGGTGTTGGACAACCATGGAGTGGCGCAGAGAATATTGCTTTTACAGATTTTGCTGATGAATTATTTAACGGCTTAGGTGCTACAGGTTGGATAGTGTTCAACGAAACACCTGTAACATTTGCTGACTCAGGAGACAACAAAGCATATAAAGCAATTGATATTGTAGATAAAGTTGTATGGACAGTTGAAAATGGAAGAGTAACTTCAACAAGTAATAATAAAGGATTAACTAAGATTGAAGTAGGAGACTTTGATTTCCTAAGAGGTACGTTCCAAGGAACTATTGCAGATGTAGGATTCAAAACTTATGATCCATTTGG